GGAATATGAGGAACGCTCGGGACTGCTTTGCAAGGTTGAGGATGTGAAACTGACCGCGTTCAAATCTGCGCGATTGACACGCGATGCAATGCTCAACATTCCTGCGCGCGTGGTCAATGAAATCACCGCGCTGATTGGAGGGCTTGAGGCTGCGAAAAGCCATGAGATTCTTTTGATACTGCAGAGAGAAATTCACAGCGCGCTCTCAACGGAGGCTGATGACAATGGCCCTAGCTGACGGCGCCGCTGTTTTTGAAAAAGGTTTTTCGGACGGGTTAAGGCCCGACCCGGTTCTGACTGTCACGGAGTGGGCAGACCGTCATCGGTTCTTGTCCCAGCGCGCGTCAGCTGAACCCGGCAGGTTCCAATCTTCGCGCACTCCATACCTGCGCGAGATCATGGACAAGCTGAGCAGCAACGACCCCACCAAGCGGGTGGTGTTCATGAAAGGCGCACAAATCGGGGGTACGGAGGCCGGAAACAACTGGATCGGTTATTCAATTGACGTGAGCCCTGGCCCGTTTCTCAGCGTTGCGCCGACCCTAGAAATGGCGAAGCGGAACAGCCGCACGCGAATGGATCCGATGATCGAGGAATCCCCCCGGTTGCGTGAAAGGGTCCGCGATCCGAAAGCACGGGACAGCGGAAACTCAATGCTTCAGAAGGTTTATCCCGGTGGTGTGCTTGTACTAGCGGGGGCCAATAGTGCCAGCGGCTTGCGATCGATGCCCGCGCGTTATCTGTTTGCCGATGAGCTGGACGCATGGCCGGAGAACCTCGACGGAGAGGGCAGCGCCCTAGACCTGGCTGAGGCCCGAACGCGAACGTTTAACCGGCGAAAAATTTTTATCGTGAGCACGCCGACGCTTGCGGGACGCTCGGCGATTGAGCGCGAGTTTCTGGCTGGCTCGATGCGTTACTACGAGGTGCCGTGTGTCCATTGCGGAACCTTTCAGCGGTTGGTCTGGTCACAGCTGAAATGGACAGACGACGACCCCGACACGGTCCGCTATGTTTGCGAGCATTGCGGCGGGCATCTTCAGGAACACAACAAGCCGAAGATGTTTGAGTCTGGCCACTGGGTAAGCACGAACCCGGACGGCAACGGAACGGAGAGCTACCACATCAGCACGCTATACAGCCCACTCGGCTGGTACAGCTGGAAAGAATGCGTGATGAGCTACCAGAAGGCGCGCAAAAATGACAACGCCCTGAAGGTTTGGACAAACACGATCCTCGGCGAAACCTGGGCAGAGCAAGGCGAGGCACCGGACTGGCAAGATCTCTATAACAGGCGCGAGCAATACCCGATCGGCCAAGTGCCTGAGGCGGGTTGTGTGCTCACCATGGGCGTGGACGTTCAACAGGATTATCTGGCTTTCGAGGTGGTGGCCTGGGCCCCTGGGCTTGAGAGCTGGTCAATTGATCACGGCAACATCCCAGGCGACACAGCCGCCGATGAGGTTTGGCAAGAGCTAACTAAAAAGATCGCGTCGACTTACCCGACAGCGGACGGATTCAAAATGGGCATCCGCATGGTCGCAGTCGACACGGGTTACAGAACTCAGGACGTGTACCGCTGGGTGAAATCGCAACCCCCGACCCGCGTCTTGGCTATTAAAGGCCGTGACAATCAAGCGGTGATTGTGGGCCAGCCCAGCACGGCAGAGATTGGGCAAAAGGGCCGCAAGATTAAGTCAGGCCTTAAGGTCTGGCCGATCGGCGTTAGTGTCGCAAAGTCTGAACTTTATGGATGGCTGAGGCGCAAAGCCCGCGCCGATGCTGACGACCTGCCCCATGGGTGGCTGCATTTTCCCCAATACGATGAGGAGTATTTCAAGCAACTAACAGCCGAAACGCTGACGCAGAAAACCGTTAGGGGTTACCCCCGTTATATCTGGGAGAAAACGCGCGATCGAAACGAAATGCTCGACGTGCGGATCTATGCGCGAGCCTGCGCCCAGATGCTGGGGTGTGATCGGTTCGACGCCGCGCGGTGGAAAATCGAGCGGCAGAATGGACTGACGGCGGACAGCGGGCAGCCGCTGAACCCTGAGCCTAAAAAGCTACAACGACGGGCGGGCAAATTTTTATGAGGGTCGACGCTACGATGACACTACGGGACGCCGTAAAATGAGTTTATTTTCTCAAGCTGGACTCGATGCGATAGAAGAGGCCATAGGCGGCGGCTTTCTAGAGGTTGAGTACGACAACAAAAAGATTCGATATAGAACGCTGGACGAATTGCTGCGCGTGCGGAATTTAATTCGCCAGCGATTGGGCGAGACGGTGGCCGCACCGGCCCGCGTTCAGTTCAAATTTTCCCGTGATGTTTCCGACGTTGAGGGATCATGAGCCAAGCAAACGCACTCGATAACGTAATCAGTTTTTTCAACCCTGAAGCAGGAGCAAAGCGGGCACGCGCCCGGCTCACTCTGGATCAGGCCCGGCGCTATGAAGGCGCGGCGGGTGGCCGAAGGAATGAAGGTTGGCGCACGCCGAGCACCTCAGCAGATGCAGCGCTGGGCCCCAGCCTGCAGCGGCTCCGAGATCGTTCACGCGATCTCACGCGAAACAATCCGTTTGCAGCGCGGGCCGTGCAGGTCTTGGTAAACAATACCGTTGGCGGCGGTGTGCTGGGCCAGGTGAACAGCAAGAGCCGCAGCCGCGCGCAGCGCTTCAATCAAGCGTGGGAAACCTGGGCGCGTAATCCTGAGAACTGCGACCACGACGGGCGATCAGATTTCTGGGGGCTGCAGGCCCTGGTTTTTCGTACTGTGGTCGAGGCGGGCGAATGCTTGATCAGAAAACGCATTGACCCAACTTCTCAGTTTCCTCTCAAGTTGCAGGTCCTAGAGCCTGATTTCATTGACGACACACGGGCCGATGGGCTCACCACTGACGGTGGTTACATCCGCCAGGGCATTGAGTACAACACCCGAGACCAGCGCATCGCGTACCACTTGCACCGGCAGCACCCAGGCGATCGGGTCCTGTCCATTCACAAGTATGAAACGGTTCGCGTTCCTGCTGATGAAATCATCTCGGTCTATCGCCGCGACCGTCCAGGGCAGGGGCGTGGCGTTCCCTGGGGCGCTCCAGTGGTTTCAAGGCTGAGAGATTTTGATGATTTTTCAGACGCGCAGCTGCTAAAGCAAAAAATCTCGGCATGTTTCACCGGGTTCGTCATCGACAGCGAAAGCCAGGACACAGGCGGCGCGCCACCACTGGCCGAGTCTCTAGAGCCTGGCAGCATCGAAATCTTGCCCGCTGGTAAAGATGTACGTTTCGCCTCGCCTCCCAGCGTGGGCGAGTTCGACAGCTTTAGCCGGGCAATGCTTTTGCAGATCGCGGCAGGCTATGGCGTGACCTATGAAGCGCTCACCTCAGATCTGAGCAATGCGAACTATTCGGCGGCCCGTATGGGTCACCTTGAGTTTTCGCGGAATGTCGACTGCTGGCAAAAACAGATTTTAGTTTCTCAAATGCTCGGCCCTGTTTGGGGCTGGTTTAAGCAAGCCGCCGAGATTGTGGGGGATCAGCCGGGCGATGTTCGGATGCAGTGGACCCCCGCCCGTCGCGAGCTGATCGATCCTCAGAAAGAAGTCGGCGCAATAATTGAGGCGGTCAGAGGTGGCTTGATGAGCTTGTCTGAAGCGATCCGCCGTTCTGGATATGAACCCGGCGAGGTCATGGCAGAGATCGCCCGCGATGCGGCCATGCTCGACGAATTGGGGCTTATTCTGGACACAGACCCCCGCAACGTGACAGCGGCAGGAATGCTGCAGATGGAACCAACCCAGGAGACTGAAACCAATGAATGATCAGAACCTTGCGGCGGAACAACCGCAGGCAAGTGAAGATAAGATGCAAACGGTTAGAAACGAGCGCATGAGCGAGCTTCTGCAAACTAGAGCTCAATTTATCCCGTCCTCTGTGGATGCTGAGACGCGCAGCGTCGAGGTGACATGGACAACGGGCGCGCCTGTTTTGCGTCGGAATCTCGGCGGTAGCTACTTTGAGGAGCTGTCACTAGGCGACGCCGTCAATATGGAGCGCCTCAACAGTGGGGCGCCCCTACTCAACAGCCACAAGGCCGCCGACCTCTCCGACATTGTCGGGGTTGTCGAGCGCGCCTGGACTGACGAGAAAGAGGGCCGCGCTGTGGTGAGGTTCTCCGATCGTGCTGAAGTCGAGCCAATCTGGCGCGATGTTCAGAATGGAATCATTCGCTCAATCTCTGTCGGTTATTCCGTCGAAGAATTTACGCGCATTGATTCCAAACGTGAGGGCGACCCTCACACTCTTCGGGCCACAAGCTGGACGCCTCACGAGCTTTCACTTGTGCCCATACCTGCAGATCACTCTGCTCAAATCCGCGAGCTGGAAACAGCTCAGGAACCACCGACCGAAAAGGAACCATTAAACATGGACGACACCCGTGAGATGGAGCAGGCGGCGCCCGTCGAGGCTGCTGTTACTGCTCCCGATAATTCCGCAGCTATCGAAGCTGCAATCAAGTCCGAGCGTCAGCGCTCGGTTGACATCCGTCATTGCGTCCGGGCCGCTGGCCTTGATGATGCTGTGGCCGAAAGCATGATCACCGAAGGCGTTCAAATCGACGCCGCTCGCAAATCTGTACTTGATCAGCTGGCCCAGCGCCAAGCTGCAGCCCCTACAGTTCAGCACGTCTCGATCATCGAAGACGCTAGCGACAAGCGCCAAGCCTGTCTTGAGGCCGCTCTTGAGGCCCGCGTGGGTCTTGGTGAGTGGACCGATCAGGCCAAATCTGAGCGCTCCTCCTCCATGCTTGACATGGCCAAGGAAAGCTTGAGCCGCTCTGGCGCCAGCGTTGTTGGTATGTCAAAGAGTGAGATCGCACATCGCGCGATGCACTCGACCTCCGATTTCCCTCTGTTGCTCAGCAACATCGCTCGCAAGTCGCTGCAAGGCGCCTACGAGGCAGAGGCCCAGACATGGCGCCCCCTGGCACGTCAGCGTAACCTGCCTGACTTCCGCCCAGTGTATGAAGTCCAGGTGAACGGCCAGATCGTGCCTGAAGAGCTGCTCGAAGGTGGCGAATACAAGGCCGCGACAGTCAGCGAAGCTCAGACCAGCTGGAGCCTGAAGTCTTACGCGAAAAAGATCAGGGTTACTCGTAATCTGATCATCAACGATGATCTCGACGCTCTCAGCCGCATCCCCCAGATGATCGGTCGCGGGATGTCCTTGTTTGAGTCAAATCAAATGTGGGCGCTTCTGACTTCTAACCCAACCATGGGCGAAGACGGAAAGGTACTTTTCCACGCTGACCACGACAACAGCGGAACCGGCGCCATCGGCGTTGACGCTTTGTCAGATGCTCGGTTCGCTATGCGGAATCAGAGCGACCTTGCAGGCAACCGGGTCAACCTGGGCGCCAAGTATCTGGTCATTCCTACCGCGCTTGAGACTGCCGCCGAGCAGTTCCTGGCACCGTTCACACCTGCCCAGATCGGCAACGTGAACCCCTTCAGTGGCAAGCTGCAGATCATCGCCGAGCCTCGCTTGGATGATGCTTCGAGCACTGCCTACTATGTGACCGCCGACCCATCTCAGGTCGACATGCTGGTTTATGGCTATCTCGAAGGAGAAGCTGGGCCTCAGGTCACCACCCTCGACGAGCGCGACCCTGATGGAACCACCATCCTGGCCCGTCTCGATTTCGGCGCTTCTGTGCTGAACCATCGCGGTTTCTACAAGTCCACTGGCGCTTGATCTAGGAGGATCTAACTCATGAAAAACTACGTTCAAAACGGCTCTAACCTGACCATCACGGCAGGTGCAGACATCAGCTCAGGCGATTTCGTCGTCGTCGGCGATCTTGTCGGCGTTGCCGTCACTGACGCCGCAAACGGCGACAGCGTCGCTATCTCTTGTGATGGCGTGTTCAGCGGAACCAAAGCATCCGGCGCCACTCTGGCGGTGGGTGATGTGGCTTATCTGAACAGCACCGGCAAGCTCACCAACACAGCCACCAGCAACGACGCGGTGGGCCTTGTGGTCGCGTTCACTTCCACCACTGTGGATGTGAAGGTGTTTGGCCGTAAGGTCGCCTGATGAGGCAGGATCTGACAAATCGGATCCTTAAAGCGGCGACAGCGCGACTGGGGGAACCCGTCACGCTGTCCCGCGACACCGCAAGCTATGCGCTGCGCGGAATTTTTAGCGAGATCCATTCAGAGGTCGATGTTGACACCGGGCTGAATGTCACCTCGGCGATTCCGACTCTGACCATTAACAGCGCAGACCTTGCAATTGAACCATCAGGAAACGACCGCGTAACGGTTGCCGATGGCAGAACTTTCATCATCCGCGAGACACGCCCAGACGGCGAGGGCGGGATCGTCCTCTTGATGTACGCGGACCAAACAAACAACTATCTGTAAGGGGGGCGGCTGATGAGTTCGTCAATGGTTCAGAGCCTTTTTCCAGATCGTTTTTATGGCGCGAATGTTCACCCGCGAAAGACGATCCGCGACGCGATCCATCATCGGCTGAGCACACCTATCAACCCGCTGGCCCAGGTGGCCGAGCGGAGATACTGGACCCCCGCAGGCCCGAACGTCTTCCAGAGGAAAGAGGTTCAGATTGAAATGTCAGACATGCCGCTGATCTTGATCAGGTATCAGGGCGAGCGGATCCTAGAGCGGTCAAAATCTGGATGGGATGGCTACGACCTGCGACAGATCGATATGACCTTGGAGCCCTACGTTCTGGTCACCCCTGGTCAGTCAGCAGAAGAGAAGCTCGATGAGATGAGTTTTTTTATCGAAGCTTGTATGAACGGTTTTGATCTGGGCCAGTACAACACTGAAGCCCTGCTAGTCACGACCGAGTATGAGAGCGAGTTTGACAACTCGCAGCCGATCGCAGTGGGGCAGCTAGCGTTTGAGATAAAATATATGTGCCCACGCCTTGGGATCGACTTTGGACTCTGGGACCGCGATGATGCGTGCCTCTCAAATCCAGGGCTTGACCCCCAAGTTCAGACCGTTGTCGTCCGAAACAATTTCGGCACTGAGACCTACACCCACCCCGAAGATTTTTAAGGAGCCCAACCCATGGCAAAGGCGAAACTAAGCAAAACACCAACCAAAGCATCGAGCAAAGAAGTGAGCAAAGCAAAAGCCGCGATTTCAACTCAGCAACTTGCAGAGTTTATGGGCGTCGACAAAGACAAGACAAAGGGGCTCCCCGCATACTGCGAAGCATCACAGCAGATCTGCAACGCTTTTGCAGATGGCGAGATGAAAGAAAGCCACGTTGCAACCATGGCGCTTCTGCATTGCGCGGTCTGGCTCCACACGACCGGAGCTAAGACAGTTGAGAAGCTTCGCGAGCTTCCGCTTGTGGTCCGCTACATGATCGTCGAGGCAATGGACGAAACCAACGCCTGATGTCGTTCTCAGTCCCACGGTCAAGCCGCAGGACTTCAGGAGTTGGAGACTTTGAGCTAACGGATACGGCCCGAAATATCGGGTCACTCTTGAGGTTCGGGCAGGTCCTAAGCGTCAATTTTGAGACGCGCACCTGCCGCGTTCAATTCTCGGAATCGCTGCAAACAGACGATCTTCCCTGGCTCACGTTGCGGGCAGGGGGTAATGCGTTCTGGGCTGCGCCGTCGATTGATGAAACGGTTTTAGTTTTAAGCCCTTCGGGGGAGCTGAACAATGCTGTCGTGCTCCCGGCGCTGCAGACCAATGAGAACGGAACATGGCCGTTTAATTTTTCAGATCTTGAATTTCAATGGGGCGGCCTAGGCGAGCCGCGTGAGGGACTTTGGCGCTGGCTGTTTTCTGATGGAGCGATCCTCGAAAACGATCCAGCAAAAAATCAATTCAGGATCGAGCAGCAACTGACAAGGCTGCAAGGCGCGGAATTGATGCACCTCAGGTCTGAGAAATTCATTTATATCGAGGCAGATCAAGAGCAGGGCATTGTCCACATAAAAGCCCCGATGATCAAGCTAGATGGGGATGTTCATATCACCGGGCAGCTGATGCAAACGGGCCGGATTATCGGCGTTGAAAGCGACGGTGAAGGCCTGAAAAGCCTCGACCTAATGGGCGACCCTATCAACTTAAACGGTGGCGGTGGCGTGCTGGGTATCTTGGCCGGGCTGCTGGGCGCTGTCTCTGGCGGGGCGCTGTCTCTGGGCCAGCTTGGCTCAATTATGAGCGGCGGCGCGAATGGCCTGATAGGCGGGCTTCAGAACTTGGCAAACGGTGTTCTAGGAGCCGGGGGGCTTGAGTCTTTGCTAACCGCAGCCGGTGGCCTCAATATCTCAGGGATCGGCGCGGCCATGAATGTTGTCGGCGGCCTGCCAGTCCTGGGTGAAGTAATGAACGGGCTGGGCTTTGTTGGTTCTGTGCTCCAAGGCCCAGCAGGGGCGACCCTGTCGGCTTTAACTAGCGGCAGTGGGTTAAACCTTGCCGGTGCTTTCCAAGGGCTTTCAGGTTTGACCGGAGCGATCGGGGATCATTTCAACATTCCGGCGCTAAGCAACCTCAGCGACTTAACAGCCCTACCAGCCCTTGAAAGCATTATCAGCGGCGGACAACTAACGATTAATGACGTGATGGACGTTGCAAGCGGCGCGGCTGGAGCTTTTGGGGCACCGGTTGACGTGACCAACGCGATCAATTTTGCATCGTCAGCGGCGGCCACCGTCGCAGGCACGGACCCTAATGATGGATCAGCAATTTTTGAGGCTGGTCTGACCTTGTTCCAAAATGGAGGAGGCGCGATTATGGACGGCCTGCTAGGCAACAACAGCAGTGTTTCGGCTGAGCAAATCGCTCATAAAATTTCAGAATTAAACCTCGCGAGCACGCTTGATTCCTTAGAGGCAGCTGGGGTGAACGGCGGCCAAGCTATCGGCAGCTTGATTTCAAGCGGTGCCATCACCTTGGAGCAGGTTTTAGACCTTAACAGCGTTTTCCAGGGCGGCCCTGACGCAGTAGCAACAGCGGCCCAAGCGATGGATTTAGGCAAGACTCAGAAATTTTTTGACACGTTCGAGCGCGCAGCACCTGGAGAAACGCCAACCCGCGACATGAGCAGCAAACGCGGATCAGACAGCGACCCTAAAGAACAGCAACCACCCCCGGACGCTTACAGCGACTGGAACACCGTTTACACCTAGGAGGCCACAAATGCCCGGAGTTGCAAGACTTGGAGACGTTTCAAGCCACGGCGGCGGGCTAACCCCGCCCGTGGCAAAAAGCGTGCAAACGAATGGGCGCCCTACCGCTCACCTGGGCACTATTCACGTTTGCCCGATACCGAAGCACCCACCGACCCCGATCTTCCCAGGGAACCCATCAGTACGTGTCGAGGGTAAGCCTATAGCTACGATCGGAACATCAGCCGGGTGCGGGGCTTCTGTGGTGACCGGTTCCGGCGATGTGAATGCGGGCTAATGGCTGTAGGAATGAACAGAGAAACGGGCAAGCCGTTGTCAGACGCGGATCACTTGCGCCAATCAATCCGTGACGTTCTTTCGACGCGCATCGGCACACGCACAATGTTGCGCGATTATGGAAGCAACATCCCCGAGCTAGTCGATCAGCCGATCAACCGTTCGACGATCGCGGCCATCCGTGCGGACGTGATCAACGCCTTAAACATTTGGGAGCCACGAATGAGAATCGATCGAGTGGTTCTGTCTGAGGTGTTGGCGTCTGGCTCGATCACGTTCGATCTAGATCTCACCTATCTGCCCAACGGCGAAGCAATCGCCCTCAGAGGAGTCACGATCTGATGTCATACAATCTTTCGTCTTTACCAGATCCGGCGATCGTCGAAACGATTTCGTTTCAAACGATCTTTAACGAATTACGCGCTGATTTTTCTAATCGGTTCCCAGACTTTTCAGCATTGGTGGAATCTGACCCTGCGATCAAGCTGCTAGAGGTTGCGGCTTATCGCGAGGTGGTTCTACGCGCGCGGGTCAATGATGCGTTTAAGGCGACGCTGCTGGCGTTTGCCACCGGAACCGATCTAGACAACCTGGCCGCGTTCTATGGCCTCACGCGAATTACGCAGGAAACAGACGCAGAACTGAAAGACCGCACCATCAACAGGATCCAGGGCAGCTCGACGGCAGGCGGTGCGGCCTGGTATCGCTACCAGGCATTAACGGCAGACTCAGGCGTGAGAGATGCGCGGGTGACAAGCCCCGGCGCAGGGCTAGTCCAGGTCGCCTTGCTTAGCAAAGAGATTGAGAATCTGGAGGCCCTGGGCACCGATCCGAACGCACTCAGCCCAGCAATGTCAGAGCTTGCCGCGTTTTATGGCGTGGCTGTAACGACGGCAGACAAAGACTCAACCATGGCGCCACAGATCCAAGCTGTGATCGAAGCGGCGGGGCCAGGAGGCACCGCAACGCCTGAAATGCTCGCGGTGGTCGATGCTGTGATGCAAGACGACGAGGTGAGGGTGATCACCGACGCGGTGACGACCACTTCTGCGAACGTGGTGAGCGTCAACGTTGAGGCTGAGGTCTATCTCTACCCCGACAGCTCGGCGACGGTTTTGACAGGCATTGAGGCGGCGATCAGAGCCGCGATCCAGTCTGAAGGAGGCCTCGGCTGGGATCTTACCTTGTCATGGCTGATTAAAAATATCCACGTCGACGGGGTGCAGCGCGTTGAGTTGATCTCGCCCACGACCAACCAAGTGGCAGACGACGGAACAGCCATAAGCATCGGAACATTCACCGTGACAAATCTGGGATACGACCGCTGATGACTGACGCTCTCCTGCTGCCTAGTTCATCGACCGGGCTTGAGAGGGATCTCTCAGCCTCAATGGATGCACTGCCGCGCCTAGGCGCAGCGGCTGAGCTAATCCGCGACGCAAAGCGCGAAAACATCCCCGACAGCGTCGTCCCATTTCTGCTTTATGAGTACGGCCTAGGGGAGCTTCTGCCCTACCTGTCCGACCCCCGTACGGCGATTAGTACAGGTGTTCTCTGGCAAAGATTACGCGGCACGCCCAAGAGTTTCAGCATCGCTCTGGGCTGGATCGGAA